ACTGCCGCCAATGCACTCACAGGATCGATCATTCAAGCCCCCTTAATACAAACAAGGCGACCTGAAGAAGCCACCAAACGGCAATGATGCCGATGGCAATTTTAAGTCTCATGACAGCACCAGGATGAAGACCCTGACGCACCAAACGATCATGCCAACAAGAAGGGCAGCCGCGATGAAGCTGACTGCCCAATCTCTCATTTGAGTATCCAGACCGCTGAGAAGATCGTGCCAGCCATGGACACGATCATCAGGCCAGCAGTCTTCATCAATATGCCCTCTATGCGCTTGAGCCTGGCATTGATCTGGTCATACCTGATGGCGCAGATTTCTTCATGAGTTGCCAGGCGCGCATCTGTTGCATCAATCGTTGACATTTACTGCTCCAACAAATGATCAGGGCTGCTCAGGCCACTCAATGTCCCATGGGAAGCCTTCTTGCGCTGTGATGTCACGCAGTGCTTGACGGTAGGTGGCCCAGGCAGCTTGATCCACTGGAGAATCAGCCACCTGCGTCCAATCGCTGTCCTTGAGTTTTTCGGTGCGACTTGCACGCACGCTCTTGGCCTGCTCTTCGTCTTTGGCTGTGATGGCATCCACATCCATGTTGTTCACGCCATATTTGGTGTACCACTTACCATCGACCTGCTCAACACCATCGGCAAAAGCAACTTGGTAGCGGGTAGGTTGCGCCTGTGGCCCTTCAAAGACCACATCAGCGCCCAAGCTGTTGAGGATTTCCTCTGTGGTTTGGCCCCATGTAGGGCCACCGTTGGCTTGCTGGTATGCACGAAACTCTGCCTCGTACATCACTGCGCCTGTTTGTCGGATTCTGATCTGCATGATTGTTCCTTATGCGATTGCCAAGAAGATGTAGCTGACGCCGTTGCTGTTAGCCAAGTTGCCGCCAGCGTTGCTCAATTCAAACCCAGAGGCTGCGGTATCTACCCAATCAGTGTTGGTGACTTCATTGCCTGTTGTGTTCAGCGTAAGGTATGGGTCGTTACCCGACACGATGCCACGCGCGCTGTCCCAGACCAGCCAGTTTCCTGTGGTGCTTGTTGCTTTGATAAGAACAAACCTTGCACCGCCAGTGAAGCCGCAGTCTATGACTTGGGTTGCTCCTGTGCCTGTGTAGTTTCCCACCTTACTCACGCCGGGGCAGCTTGCAAAGAGGTAGGCAACAAAAGTCCCGCCAGAAGCAGAAAGTGTGTTCCTGACTGCAATAGTGGACGCTGTTGCGCCATTAATTTCGTTGTCGTTGGCGATCAAAGCGTTTGTGGCGTTCAGATACAGACCGTCACGATAAGGGGTGGAAGTAAATGAAAGCCCAACAGTCCAGTTTGGTGCTGCACCAGAGCTTCTACGTTTCACAATCACCATTTCTGGAGCAACGCCAAGGTTGTGCGACACCGTTTGTGGATTGCCTCCCGTCCCCGTATAGCAAACCTCATCAAAGAAGTTAGGGGCGCGTCTGAAGTTCCAAGCCACATAAGAAGAAGATGTTGAGCCGTAGTTTGCGTCTGTGATTCCTGTGTTGTTGGCAAAACCCACAAGAGGCGTCCAAGCAGTAAAGTTTACTTCTTCATTTACGTTGGTGGCTTGAATGTAGTTTTGACTGCCGCGCAAACGGTCAAGAAAATAATTACCGCCTGAGTTATTAGATCGCCCTGAAGAAATTTCAAGGTCTACCGGAAAGTTGGTTGTAATGGTTTGCCCTGCACTAGTGTTAGCACCAGTTTGGGTATTCGCGCTAAACACACTCGTCCCCGTTGTCGGCACTTTCATCGGGCCACGGCGTATGGCGATGTAGACCCAAGTCAAAGACGATCCCAAATTGTTTGCTGAAAAACCCGTTGCATTTGGTCGAATGTAATCAGCGGCAGTTTCTGCGCTACTGCTGTTTGGGGACAGGGCGGCGCCGTTGCCAGACACAGGCATCCCCCGCATGCTGTCCATCACAAACCAGTCTGAAGCTGCGTTTGCCGCCTTAATCATTACCCACTGCGGCTCATAACCCAGACTCACTGTGGCTTTTTCACTCCCATCAGTCGTAAACGACCCACACGAAATCACATTGTCCGTACCCGTCAGGCCAAAGCCTCCTGCGTTGTGGGCGAATAGGTAGGCTACGTAGGTTTGGCCGTTGGCATTAATGTCTGCTGAAGGAAATGGAGTTAAGGCGTTTACAGTGAAGTTTGTGCTTGTTGGCGCAACAGCAGTCGAGCCATTACCCCAGACCACGCCACCGCTGTCATCACCCTCTGCCGCTGTTGAGTTTAGGTAAAGGTACTTGGCAGGGCGTGATCGGTGATACACCAACCAATCACCAGTGCTGGATGTTTTCTTTACAGCAATAAACCCCGGCTCAGAACCAAGATTGTGAGCAATTTGCCGACCAGCAACCCCATTCCCCGTATACGTCACCACATCAAAGAACTTCGGCTGCTCTCTGAAGGTCCATGAGACGTAGGTTCCACCGTTGGCATTTCCACCACCATCAAGACCTAATGAAAACCCGTTGGAATTGAACGAGGTTAAAGAGAATGCGTCTGTATATTCGGCATTGGTTAAGTCGCTGTAAAGCAGTTTTGTAGCGCCTCTGACGGTATCAAAAAGACCATGATTACGAACTGCATCACGCCTTTTTAGCCAAACCAACCCACCCCTACCAGACAAATTAACCCCGTTGGTGATCGTCTGGGTAGAGCCGTTGCCTGTGTACAGCCAAGTGCTGAATACGTCTTCGATGTAGTTCGGAACAGCCGCTACACCGCCACCAAAAGCGTCATAGCTTGCTGCACCTGATGTTGCTTGTAATGGCATGGCTTAGGCCTTGAACTGAGTGACAGAAGCCAGCACTGTGTAGGTGGCACTGCCTGTCTTGATGATGAGGTAGCGGTAGCTGTCGATGCCGCTTGCGTTACCCGCTGTAGGCGCACCACCAAGCCAGCGTGTAGTCACGCCAGAGGTTGTACCATCCACTTGCACTGCGCTGTTGTAGTAAGCAGTTGAGCCTTGCGTTACCAAGAAGGCCACAGTGACAGACTGACCTGTGGACAGCGCAGTGTTCAGCGATGTGCCGCTGGAAGCCCTGAAGTTCACCGTCCAGTTCGCTGATGCGTTGGAGGTGTAGAACAGCACCGACTGAGTGGTGATGTCATAGGCAATCGTGCCGGTGGCTGCTGTGGCTGAGACAGTGGCGACTTCGGCTGCATCGTTCAGCACGATGGCCAGCTTGCTGCTTGAGCCAGAGAATGTGTTTGTGCCTGTGAAGGTTTGATCAGATGCCAACACCGCATCACCAGTGCCAGTGCCTGCGCCAATCGCTGTGCGGAAGTCTGACGCACTCAGAGCCGACACAGAGTTGTTTTCGTTGAACCGTGGGAAGGTGATTGCAGACGGGTTTGTCACCGTGAACAAATTAGCGCCCAGGGTGGTGGCCCCAAGGTTTGTGCGTGCTGCTGATGCTGTTGATGCACCCGTGCCGCCCCTTGTCACTTTCAGCACTGGACCCGCATCAAACAGCGCATCAATGGTGTCCAAGTCGTTGTTGATCTTGGTTCCCCATGTGTCAGTGGACGCGCCGACCTCTGGTTTGGTCAGCAACAGGTTTGTAGTCGTGGAGTCAGCCATTTTTCACCTCATGCGGCAATTTGCCATGTTTCCGTATTATCCGCAATTGGCGACCATGTTTCACTGGTATCGCTGATTGCAGTCCATGTTTCTGATGTGTCGCCCAAAGGCGTCCAGGTTTCGCTATTGTCAGAAATTGCCGACCAGGTTTCAGATGTGTCAGGCTCTGGCATCCACCGCAGCCTGGCATCAACCACCATGCCGGACACGCCAGCAAACACAATCGATGCACTTTGCCTGCGGATGGCGTTGATGGCCATACCAGACTCAGCCTCAATCAGCACAGGCTGATTGACGATCACGCTGGTGCTGACCGTCATGGTGGCAAAGTCTTCGATCAGGATCTGGATCAGCGGCACTCTGATGGCGCTCACCGTCATGGCGCTTTCGTCCACCGCAGTAAACGCACCGATGGCCACCCTGATGGCGCTCACGCTGGCGCTGGATGCCGCCTCAAATGTGGATGCGCCAATGGCATAGCGCCTGGCTGAAATCGACACGCTGCTGGCAGCGGCAATGGCAGCCGCAGCGTCAAACACCGCATTGGCCTGCACCGTCATGGCGCTCTGGCCTGAAATCGCTATACCCGCAAACGCATACCTGGTGGCCGACACCGACATGGTGCTGGCAGCTTGAATCTGTACAGATGCGTTAGAGACAACAGTCGCGCCAACTGACATGGCGCTCGTTGCCGAGATCGAGACAGAAGGCTCAAAGGAGCCTCTGGAATAGTTGCCGACCCCGTAGGAGCCGCCGCCGTACCCTACCCTTGGGTCAGAGTATTGCCCGACTCCATAGCTGCCACGACCATATGCAGCCATGTCATGTCAGGGTAACGTCAAGATCACCAGCAGGGATGCGCAGCACATCGCCATCGTTGATGGTGCGTGCTGTGGACAAAGCAGCCCAAGCAATCAGGTTGCCACCTGTGCTGGCGTCAAAGATACCAGCCCAGCCAATCGACCCCCAATTGCCGCCAGAGGCCGCTGCAAACTCGATGGCCGCTGCGTT